TGTTGTACAGGACAAAGCAAACCCACAGAACGAAGGTAAAGTCTTCCTTTACAAGTTTGGTAAGAAGATCTTTGATAAGATCATGGAAGCAATGCAACCTGAGTTTGAGGATGAGACTCCAATCAATCCCTTTGACTTCTGGGGTGGTGCTAACTTCAAACTGAAACTGAAGAAGAAAGATGGTTATTGGAACTATGATGCTTCTGAGTTTGGTAACGTCACTCCTCTTCTAGATGATGATGATGCCCTAGAGACCATCTGGAAGAAGCAATATTCTCTTGCTGCCCTGGTAGCATCAGATCAGTTCAAGACCTATGAGCAACTGGACAATCGTCTACAGTTGGTTCTGGGTAAGAAGTCTTCCCGTCGTCCTGTGGATGAAGAGCTGGAAGATGAAAGTGAAGGTCGCGGTTCTTTCACTCCAAACTTTGAGTCTAGCAGAGCTCCTGCACCAGACATCACTCCAACCAAGTCTGCCGACTCAGATGAAGATGATGCTCTATCTTACTTCCAGAAACTGGCAGAAGAATAATTAACCGTAAAGTCTGATATTATCAGCACGCTTAAGGGTTTCACTCTGATACTGAGTGGAACCCTTTTCGTATATCATCATTTCTTCTAAATCATCAAGCACAACATTTAGATAGAATGGTTTAAGAATGAATATATGTCTCTTTTCGTTCTCTAGTTTTTCTTCATACTGATAGTTAGTTACTTCTGTTGTAATAGAATTTGCAGTAACAACTTGCTGTAGTTTATGATCAAAATAATTTACAGAGAAATCAGACTCCACTCTTAATCCAGCAGCAACAATAGTCACCCCATCAGTATTCTTAATCTCTATAGTCTCGTGATGGTGAGTGGCATTCATTTTTTCATATGTCCCATACTTATCTAATAGATATCGATCAAAGTCTGCTTGAGACATTGGCCATTCTGTTTGAACATTAATAATGTTATTCGCAGTTAGAACTAACCAATCCAAGTCAGATCTCCCATACACATCAAAAGAAACATTATCAGGTCTATCATTTCCTTTAATATCATACTTAGTGAAGAATGCTAAGTCTTGAAAGATATCCTCCCTCAACACTCCTTTCTTAAATAAATTCTTGACGCGAATATAATCAGAGATCTTCGCATCTGGAAGTCTGCTTACATATTCAAAATCTGGTAAACGACTAAAGTAATTTGACATCTTAGAAACCTATTGATTGATCACTATCATCAGCGTAATCACTATTAAAGACTGGCTCAAGTTCTTTAAATCCTAAGGTTAAAGAGTAGGATGCCATTCTTCCGTCAGGGAAAGTTGCATACTGACCATGAGGTGTATATCCAACCTGCACACTAGTACAGAAACATTCTTTTACTTTTCCTATAGCTTTATTTTCCTCACCACCTTTTCCTCTGTGCAGATACTTAAGTTTAAACGTATGCGGTGATTTTAGGAACAGATTAGAATCGGATTTTTGAACTGCTGAACCTTGTTTAAAGAAACGAAGTATTCTAATAATCTCATCACCCTCATCCTGATTGCGAGCAGACATTGTAAATGCAAAATTAAATGTTCTCAGTGTTGGACCTTTGAATAGCAACTCCATGTTTGGATTTAAAATCTGCCCAGTAGATCTTGTTATGAGACCAGAAACACTAAGTGCTTGCTCAGTAAAAAAAGCAGCAAGAGCTTCTTTAGCACCAGGATCATTAGCCATTGACGAAAGTTGTCTACCTGCCTCTTGAAATCCAGCTCCAGGAGTTTCTGTTAGTAATTTCATTGCAGATACAGCAGCAGCTGCCTGCAGTGCGTTTAGTGTGTTATCTTCAAAACTAACCGATGATTGATCTTGAATACCTGCTGGAATTGGTAGGAAACATGTTCCAATAATTCTGCCATCAGTAGCAGACCTATCACCAAAACCAACACCACCTCCTGGTGTTTTTTTAGGTTCATACTTTAACATATCAAATTTAATTACATCCTGTGATGTAGTTCCAATATCAACTGGATATTTTAAATCTTTAGGAAAATCTACTCTAGTTTGAGGACCATTCCCAGCACCAGATGATCCTTGACTTGGCAGGGACCTTCTAATCCAAGGTGATGCTCCACCAGATGCTCTAGAATCTTTTTCTGGTTCAGCACTTACTAATGCTTGTCCAGATTTACCATTAGCAGAGTTATACAAATTTTTTCCACTACCATCTAATCCAAAACTATCCTTAATAGATTCCATTTGAGTTATGGATAGTTTTATAAAAGCACCACCTTTTCCTAAACCTATTTTATCAGTGGAGTCTGCATCGGAAGATGGAGATATCAAGGTCTCTCCTGGATTCTGTGTGCCAATTGTGACGGCACTCTCTCCCTTAGCATTGATGTATCTTATAATTTCTTTCGTAAAGGTTGGATCGCCTTTTGTGTCTGCACTCTGAGTCACCTTTGTGGCAATGAACTTTTTCTTGGCACTAGTACCAGAACCAATCTTTACTGTTCCAATTTTGCTTGTTGCTGTCTGTCCTGCTGCCATTAGACAAAGGTTTTTATTTATTTAGTTATGATTTTTGCATATGGAATTGCAAGTAAGTCATCTAGTTCATTTTGTTGTACGATATAAACTTGACTTACCATTTCTCCCCAAGTATATTGACGAGCTTCTCCCCAGTGAAAGTTAAGTCCACGAAATCCCCAAGGGAAAATACCTGTTACTGCGACCAATGGATATTGATCAAAAGATATATTCGGTGTCTTTGCATTATATTCAAATGTGCAGAGCATTCCAACATCAGGAATTGGTGCGACAGTATCACTCAGAAGATTCTTAATCTCCGTCATCATCACATCTGGGTTATTCGTTTCGTTATTAATTTGATTATCCTCGAAACGATTCATTTGATTCCTAATTCTTCTTCGGTGATTACTTTAAATTCTATCAGATGATCTTTACAAAACTCAGTTGCTGCCTTCCATTTTGCTTGGTTGACCGCATAAGTTTTGCACTCATAAATGTATGATTTGGTTTGTCTCTTTGGTTTCTTTGGCGGTCTTGTTTGTTTTTTGGGTTTTACTTCGACCACATATGTTTTGACTTGACCAGAACTCTCTTTTACCTTTATAATAAAGTCAGGAAAATATCGATGAACTCTATTGTCTACAGGTGACAGGTATGGAATCCAAAATTCCTCACTACCCCACTCCAAAATACTTTCATTAAGATCACACCATCGACAAAATTTTCTTTCCCAACTGCTTCTGCAAATAATATTGCTAGAATCACCCTTATATTTTTTAGGATATGAAGGTTGATATTTACTCTTGATGCTTTCTCCCATACATAATATATAAGGTCAAAAATTATTTATAAATGGCTTCTGCAAAGAATGTAGCAGATCTAAAAAGAACTCTGCTCCGCCCAGCATTAACATCTCACTTTGAGATTGCAATGGATAGTCCCTTCAAAGCAGGAGGAACTCAAGGTGGATCCGAACAACTACAAAAATTTGGTGTCTTATATGAACAAGACCAAATTAATATAATGTGTAGTGAAGTGTCTTTACCGGGTTCCAATATTGCTACATTAGAACTCAATAATGATCACACTGGTGTTACTGAGAGACACGCATATAGAAGAATCTTTGATGAGAGACTTGACTTTACATTTTATGTTGATGATACGAACTATATGCCTATCAGATTTTTTGAGGCATGGATAGATTGGATTGTTGGATTTGATGATGGTGACACCAGAGACTCTTCTTCTTTTTACAGAGCAAAGTATAGAGATGACTATGCTGTTGATGGTCTAAAGATCGTTAAGTTTGAGAGAAGTTCTCCTAGTGCCTCTTCTAGAGAGGAAGCAATTCGTAGAGGGCGACCTGCTAGTTCACTGACATATGGATTTGTAAAAGCATATCCCATTAGCATCAACTCTATCCCGGTATCTTATGACTCTTCTAGTCTTTTAAAATGCACAGTGTCTATGACTTACATAAGATACTATATTGATAGTCAGCAAAGAATAGATGGAACAGGTGCTATTGGAGAAAACCAAAGTATCCTTAGTATTGCTGAACAGGTTCTTGCTAATAGATTAGCTTTTAGAAATCCAATAGTTAGCACTATCGCATCCATTTTACAGTAATAAATAATCACACTGAAAAACTCTATAGGTTATTATGCCCTTACCAAAGATTTCTACACCGTCTTATGAACTTGAGTTGCCATCAACTGGAGAGACGGTAAATTATAGACCCTTTCTTGTAAAAGAAGAAAAGGTTCTTGTGATTGCTTTAGAGAGTGAAGACACAAAGCAAATCACAACTGCTATTCGTAATGTTATTCGCAACTGTGTCTTAACTAAAGGCATCAAAGTTGATGAATTACCTACGTTTGATATTGAATATCTCTTTCTTAATATTCGCGGCAAGTCTGTTGGTGAAGAGATTGAAGTTAATATCACTTGTCCAGATGATGATGAAACTCAAGTCAAGGTTACTATTGATTTAGATGATATTAAGGTTCAAAAGAATGAAGATCATACAAACAGAATTAAATTAGATAATAGTTTAATGATGGAAATGAAATACCCATCACTTGATCAATTTATTAAGAGTAATTTTGATTTTAGTGAAGGTAAAAATGCAATGGATCAATCTTTTGAATTGATTGCATCATGTATTGATAAAATCTACACCGAGGAAGAAGTGTGGGCAGCAGCAGACTGTACAAAAAAGGAGGTCACTGAGTTCCTTGAGTCTATGAATTCCACACAATTCAAAGAAATTGAGAAGTTCTTTGAAACTATGCCTAAACTTTCACATACACTCAGTGTAAAAAATCCTAAAACTAAAAAGACTAATGATGTTGTACTTGAGGGACTAGCATCTTTTTTCGCGTAGCGATGCTCCATATGGATCTGGAGAGCTACTTTAGACTTAACTTTGCCTTGATGCAGTACCATAAATATTCATTAACTGAGATTGAAAACATGATGCCTTGGGAACGAGATATCTATGTTGGACTTCTCCAACAGCATCTTGAAGAAGAACGACTAAAGGAGCAGCAAAGAAAGTCCAATGGCGGTTGAAACCTTAGAGGGACAAACTAAAACTATCTCACCATCCAAACTACTGGGTAGGAATGTTGGTGGTCCATATGGTGGAACCAGTGCGACAGGCAAACTCGCAGGCATCGTAAGAGGAAATAAAAAAGCAATCAGAGTAAATGCTGATAAGATTACAAGACTGAAAAAGATTTCTGGTCTTCAGACTAAGAGAATAAGTGGTGATGATATTGGTAGCAAACTGCCTACGGAAGAGACTGCTATTCTTGATTCTCTGGATAATATCCTTGAGTTAATTAGAAACGAACAGAAAGAAAAAGATAATTTACTTAATGCGGAAAGAAAAAGAAGGGAAAATCAAAAGAGATCTAAAAAAGAGAGTGGTCTTGAGAAAGTAGGCAAGTCAATAAAGAATAAAGGAAAGAAAGTTATTGACTCTATTAAGTCTCCTTTTGAAAAACTAATAGATGCTTTAAAAACATTACTATTTGGAAAAATTGTAATCGATCTTTTTAGTTGGTTCCAAGACGAGGACAATTCTAAAAAAGTAAAAACCATTTTTAGATTTCTAAAAGACTGGTGGCCAACACTTCTAACAGGTTTAATTCTATTTGGGGCAACACTCCTCGGTCCAACTGGATTGGTGATCGCTGGTGTTGCATTAGTTGTTGGTTTTCTACCAAGGATTATTGATGGTATAAAACAATTATTTGGATTTAAAAAAGAGATAGAGGCTGATGCTGACGGTGCAAATAAAGAATTAGCAGCCCAAGAAAAAGAGGTTGATAAATTAGAACCAGAAACTCTAGAACCAGAAACTCCAGAAACATTAAAACCTGCTCAACAAACTGGAGATAAGTTAGCATCGGCACCTGAACCTCAAACAAAAGAACCGCCGGTTCAAATGAAAGAAGGTGGTAAGGTTCCAGGTAGTGGACCAAATAAAGACACCATCCCTGCCATGCTGGCACCTGGAGAATTTGTGATGAGTAAAGGTGCTGTCAATAAGTTTGGTTCTGACACCATGGCAAGCATGAATGCCATGGGTGGTGGAACTAACCGCCCAATGATTACTAATAATGTGGTATATGCTAGTACTGGTGGACAAATGGGAGAGAAAAAAGAACCTGGTGGTAGAAACAAAACATCAGCACCAAAATCAACACCAAAAATGGATACTGGTGGCACAAAAAAACCTAAGAATAAAAGAGGTTCAGGGGTTAAAAATAGAACAGAAGGTGGTGGAACACAATTCTTTGCTGGTTTAGGAAAGGGTATATCAGATTTCTTCGGTGGCATAGGAGAGGGTCTGGCAGGAGCTGCTGGTGGTGGTGATAAAAAAGGTGGTGGTGGTTCTCCTGATAAGTTCGCAAAAGATATGATCAAAGTTCATGAAGGACTAAGACTTGACAAATATGCGGATAGTCGTGGATTCCCAACGATTGGATATGGTCACTTGATTGAGGAGGGTGAGACTATGCCAGACCGCATCTCTCAACAAAAAGCGGATGAGTTATTTGATAAGGATTATGAGCATCATAAGGCAGCTGCCATGAAGATCCCTGGATATTCCAAGGCAAATGAAATGCAGAAAGCAGCACTGATTGACCTTACATTTAATATGGGTCCTGCATGGGCAGATGGATTCCCAGCATTTAAGAAAGCATTTGCTGCTGGAAACTATGAGCAAGCAGGAAATGAGTTGATTGATAGTGCTTACTATGGTCAAGTTGGTAGAAGAGGACCAACAATTGTTAATTTAATCAAAGGTAAAGGTGCTGATAATGTAGCATATCTCAAAGACATACCTAAACCCGCACCGGGGTCAAGTCAACCACAGATGTCTGCATCCAAAACTTCTACATCGCAGATGTCATCTCCTTCTGCACCACCATCGATTTCTTCTGCATCTTCTGTCCCTCACATGGTGGCATCAAAACCAAAACCAGTGGTGGGTCAACCAGTAAGAAGGGGTAGTAGAACTGGGTCTACTGTAGTGAAAGATTTACAAAAAACACAGCAGGCAAAGACTGCTTCATCCTCAGCAGATGGTCCTAGCATTCCTAATTTTAGTGCGACTGCTATGCGATCTGGACATAAAATTAAAACACTTGGGATTATAGCATAATATTATGGCAATAGCATCTAAGTTTCTACCAAGAGTTAAGACAAAAATTATTTCAGTTGAGAAACTGTTAGAGGGATCTGTTGCCGCTGAAAAGAAAAAAACAGATGATGCTAAAAGACAAGCATCTGAAGACAGAAAGGCAGAAAAAGAAAAAGATCTAGAGAAAAAAACAAAGAAAAAAGATGGTCCTTTAACAAATGTCCGAAAGAAGACTGGTAATTTTATAGAAAATTTCTTTGTTAATATGTTGATGGGGTTTGTTTCCATCAAGTTTTTAGAATTTACTAAAGATAAAAACTTTGAAGGAATTCTTGCCGGAATCGGTGGTGCTATTGATTTTCTTTACAATACAGGAGGTATGATACTGAACGGTCTAGTAACGTTCATTGAGTGGGGATACTCTCTGTATGATTCATTCCGAGGGTGGGTAGAAAATAACTTTGGTGAGGAGGGTGTTAAAAAGTTCGACACCCTGATGGAGAACTTAAACACATTCTTAAATGCTGGACTGATAGCAGTTCTGGCATTCAAGAAGTTTAAGTTTCTAGGAAAAGGTCTTAGAAATATTGGTAAATTTTTTGGTAAGATCTTTAAAAGAGGAATACTTAGGGCATTAAAACGACTTAGTTTAAAGTTTCTAGGAAGAGGCGTAACTAATGCAATAGGTAAAGGACTACAAGCAGGTAAAGGTTTACTAGGTAAAGGACTACAAGCAGGTAAAGGTTTACT